AATGCTGTGTTCTTACGATCGTTATTCAATGCAACCATCTCATCAATAACTTCTTCGTAACCTGGACATGCAATAATATTAAATGCATACTGTTCTTCACGTACTTCTGTGCTGGCTGTAACTGCGGCCTGCATAGCGGCTGTAACCATCTTACGCTGTGCCTTACGTCCTGCGTACATTGCACCGTTGTCCTGCAATCCACTAGCTGTTTGCCATGTGTTCTTAACAGTTGGTAAACTGCTATCTGCACCCGGAACTGCTGGTAAATCAGGGAACGCTGTTGCATTAAACTTGTTGCTTACATATTGCTTAACATTGTAACCACTTCTACGCATGTTGAACAATAGTGTACCACGTGGGTAAAGTCTATAGTCTGGTGCGTCTTGGTCAATGTAATCACTTGCTAACAATTCTGTGATTGCTGGTAAGCTGCCTGTAATAATATCAGTAGTACCATCTGTATCCCAACGTGCATCTGCAAATAAGATACCGTTCTGACTTGTTTGGTCTGTGTTGTCAATTAACACCCAGTCACTACCATCATAACGATAAATCTTTGGATAGTTTTCTAAGTCACTGCTGTCTAACCATAAGTCACCTGCTACTAGTGCGCTAACACCGTCGCTTTGGAAAGTTGGCTCGCTTGCTGTAACCTGTACACCATTTGCATCTGTAGCACTTAAATCAAAACCACGTGCATCAGTTGTTGTACCATCATAGTAACTACTCTTGTAGCCTCTCCAGCCACCAATTTCGTTAATCATAATGTCAACTGTAGCGGCATCGCTGTAGTACCATAATGTACCGTCTGCTGGTGCCTGATATGGCTCAGTTGTGCTATATGTATATGTTAATGCTTCCCAGTTAGTTAATGCAAGTGTGCTACCGTATAAGATAGTACCTGTTGTGCTACTTGAGAAACCTGCATCTGCTGTCGGTGTACCTGTAACGTCTGTTAAGTAGATATCGCCACCAAAGATGTGTTCAAAAGTAATAACATTTGTGCTACTTACACTGATGTCTAACTCTGGAATGTTAAGTGCTAATACATCACTGACAAAACTTGCTGGTGATGTACCTGATAATGTTACTGTGTACTCAGTAATTGCGGCTGTACCAATACTGGTAACACCAATCTTTAACTGATCGCTTGCTGTAAATGGGTTAGAGGCTGTAGCTGTACCACTTACGATAGTTTGACCTGCTACTCTACGTCTGAATGGTTTAAAACCGCCTGTATCTGTACGTAGCGGATCGTGTGCTATCCAAAGTGTGCCAGCAACGATACCGTTACCACCCCCAGCTGGATCTAAACCATAAAGTGCATTTTCTGCTTTATTATAGAACGGAGCGGCTAACTGTGTCCATGTGTCAGTAAGTGCTGTATACTTTTTAATAACAATATCAGCACCTGATCCAGTTGCGCCAAGTTTAGCATAAACTGAACCTGTTGGACGGGGCTCTGCGTCACTGCTTCTCCAACTTGGATAAGCGGCAAAATCACCATATAATAATAATGGATTTGCGTATGTGCCTGCTGTAATACCTAATGTTGTTAGCGGTGTACCTGATCCGTTAGCAATAGCAATCTTACCGTCTGCTGTTGCGCCATCACTTTCAGCTAGGTCTGAAGCATACAAGTATAACTTGTTACCAACTGCGGCTGCTGTAACACCTGTAACGCCTGCTGTATTAATTGCGCTAACAACCTGTGCAAGTGTTCTAGCGGCGCCTGTGTTACCAACTGTAACTGTCGAACCGTTAATTGTAATAGTAGCGGCTGGTGTACTTGCGGCAATTTCTGGTGAAGTTGCTGAACCTTTAATTGTAGCACGTGAAGTTGCCCAATCAGTTGTACCTAAACGCACCCATGTATTGTATTTTGCGTCATCTGTTGGTAAGTCTGTACCTGCTTTGTAGAATAATAAAGCATTGCTACCTGTACCAAATGATACAGCATACTCGCCAATTTGACCAATACTTGCTTTTGGTACATAAACACTACTTACTAAGGTTTGATCGCTTGTACTTGTGAATAGTAAAGGTGTCTTTAAGTTAAACTTTGAGTTAACAGCGTCCCATTCGTACATGCCCCAAGTAGTTGTAGCAAGATCCATCCAATGTGTGTTATTTGCTACATCACCTACTGGACGTACTGCTGTAGGTGCTAACGCATCTAAGTCAATGTTTGCTCTAATAGCAAAAATTCTGTTAACTTTTCCTAATGCGCTATAAGCGGCCATTAAGCCATATTCGTTTCTCTCATCACCGTGCAATGGTGTACCTGCGGCGCTTTGTTTGAAGCTTGGGTAACCCATTGCGGCAATAAGTTCTCTTTGGCTAGTGTAGGCTAATAATTTACCTGCTCTAGCGGCTGTTGTGTCTGCGGCTGTTGTGCCCGATGGATTTGTTTTATCCTGAGCAGTAGCCATAATAATTAGTGGTACAGTTCCTACTGCACCCGGAACGTATTGACTTTCGTCAGTTACGCTAATTTCTAATCCTGGAGATACTAGTGCCATGTTTTTATCCTTATAAGAATATATTTTTTAGTATTTATAATAACACTATAGATTTCGGGTGCTACAGACACCTTTCGAAAGGTTTGCTTATAAATAAACGCATGCAACGCCCATTATGTCCCACTTGTCATGGCAATCCTGTAGCAATAAATTATTATTCTAAAGGTAAAGTACGCTATAGGAAGCAGTGCTCTAGTTGTGCTCGTCAAGGTAAACGAGGACGGCAGGTTGCAGGTTGGCTACGTGCAGGATACAAAAAGAAGTTAACCTGCGAACGTTGTGGATTTAAAGCAAAATACAAACAACAGATGTTTGTATTTTACGTTGACGGAAACTTAAAAAATAATAACTGGATTAATTTAAAATCAGTTTGTGCTAACTGCAGAATAGAACTACAGGAAACTGTTAATACTTGGGTAGAGAGTCCGCTTTCAACAGACCAGTAACTTTAGCATACAAATGTTCTACTGTACTGTTATTGGGAATAACTTGATCAAACTCTGTTTGTAGCCAAGCCCATTCGCTGATATGCACACCTTCTTTAGCCAGTGTTTGAATAGCAGTAGCATCACCATCGCTTGCTAGTTTGCCTTGTTCGTACCAGTCTGGAAGTTTGCCACGCTGTACCCACCATACTTCACCACCAGCTTCTTTAATTGCTTTTACTTCGTTTGGGAAACGTACATCACTGATTACAGTATCGTCTTTGCGACGTGCTAGTCTATTCTCTAAACTAGCGATCCATATATCATCGTGAAAGCCCTGTCTGCATACTTCTGTACCCCAATACTGTAGTACCCAACGTGGGGTCAGATGTGGCATACGCAGTCTTTCTGCCCACCAAGTGTCTACTTGTTCGCGCCATTTACGTGCTTCTGGGGTTATGCCTTCTAGTAGTTCTCTGTCCCACCCGAACACTGTTGCCACAGCATCTTTAAGTGCGCCAGCAAAACTATCACGTCTGTAGTCGTGAAAACCTACTAGATAGTTTGCTACTGTGTCTTTGCCACAGCCAATGAATCCACATATTCCTATAATCATAGAATTATTATAACATCGTATTGGGAAAAATTAAACGCCGTATTTGTTCTTTTTGCGTTGTACTACAGGACTTTGTTTGTTAATTGCAGGCACTTCAACACTTGGGCCTTTTGGCACGAATGTCTTACCTTTGATGCCTTGTTTCTTCATTGCGGCTTTGGCGATTTCTTCGTCGCCTTCGGAATACATCCAAATGTGTCCTTCATTTCCCGCGGGAGAAGATTTTGGACTGTCAAGATCTGGACTACCTGCCATTGCTAACCCAAGTCTGTAATGACTGTAATAGTCGTCGTCGCCTAATGTCATGCTATATAAACCTGAATATTCTAAGTTCTTAGATATTTTAGACTTAGGAGACTCAGTAATAAACTCTTTAGCTCGCATTATCCGATAACCCACGTAAGAGGATAACTACCATCTACATAGTCTTTAAGTTGTTGTTCCAATGAATCCATCTCAGCTTGTGCTTCACCTTTAAGACTTGCACCGTTTAAATTAGTTCCGCCTTGTGGCCCGGCGATTGTAGCAAACTTTTCACGTGCTTCACCAAGTATACGTTTAGCAAAACTATAAGCATATTCTTGTATCCACGGAAAGGCCTGATAGTCATTTAATAACATACTGTCTGGCTTATAGTTGTAGATGTGTAATAACACATCTTCCATTTCACTTTCTTGTGGATTGGCGCCTTGAGTAGGCATCTTGCGAATAATTGTTAACTTTCGCGTGGTCTTATTGTAGTGGAAATTTAGATAACCACCAAACATTTTCATTGATTGCTTTTGATAATCAACAAATAGTTCGTAACTTAATAAGCCACCAACACGACCTGCCACTAGCATATAAGTGTTTAAGTAACCACTAGCAAATGGTTCAAACTGACTTGCTGTTGTGCCTGTAACACTTCCAATACCACGTCTATAAGCGGCACGTACATCCATAACTGTATTAGGTAGAATGTACTCTTGTGTTTCTGGCTTTAGTTTTAAAAATGCGTAGGATTCTTCTTGGCTGTTACTGGCACGTTGACGATACTTTAATACTGCTTGATCAATAGCAAGATCATAATGATCAGTATCGAGCTCTACATCAACAATACCATCTGCTAAACGCAGTCTAATATAGTCTGTGATCTCACCACGCTTTAACTGTACTGTTCCGTCAACCGGAGCAGTAGTTAAATCACCAAAGTTACCATCTGGGTCGTATTTGATATGTCCGCTACCTGTGCCTGTTGCGGCATCGTAGAGACTATCAGTTACTATAGTTCCGTTTGCGTAAAAATTAGTGAGGTCTTGTTCAGCCATATCGGTATCCTTATATTGTATTTAGCAGGATACCTTAACTGCTACAGAGCTTTGAGCAAGAGTATATCTTTGTTAATACGACCGTTGGCAGGAATACTTGTAGCTTTTATCTCGTCCAAAAACTTACGTAACTGTACTTTACCCGCTTTCATAAACTCTAATAACTTTTGGTCTGGTTTTCGGATCGTTTTCCCTATACTTTTGGCACTATCGTAACCTAAAATTGTAGTTCCTTTAACGTTTAGGGGGCCAGTTAAACTGTCGGAGACATACTTAAATAACTTACGTGTTTTTGTATTATAGACCCATAGTTCCTCAGCACCTATGATATCAACAGGATTAATACTTACCAGTTTGAGGTTGTTGTCCTCCTTCAAGTACTTCATCTTGCTAACTGCTTTTTCTTTGTTAGGCGCACGTTTAACACGAGCTTTCTTAGTCTGCTTCTTAACCTGTCTGTATGCTTCAATTGCTTCCACAAACTTTTCAAAGAATGTGTAGAAGCGTTTGAAGTCAGCGGCTTTAAAATGCTTGTAGCCTTCTTTCAAGTCCTCGTCGTCTGTGTTCTGTGCTTCTTTCAATTCATCAACATAGGTAGCGGCGTATTCTTCATACTTGTTAAGTTGCGCCTGTGGAACATTATTGGCTTTGAAGAATTCGAATGCTTTGGGATCAATCTTTTTGCCTTTAATCAACTCATCAATCATGCCGTCGAAGTGTGCGAGATTTTCGTTTGTTTTTTCTTGCAGTCTGTCTTGAATGGTTTTTATCTGGTCTAGAGCAGTTTCTTTTTTCTTAGCAGGAGCATCTTCTTTAATCTCGTCATTGCGGTCTAGGTAAGTTTTAATAGACTGCTTCATGTGTGCAACTTCGCTGTCATTCAACAACCAACCGTTGCGCCATGCTCTTGCCAGTTTACAGGTTGATGTGTGTATCCAAGCGTCGGGTAGTTGATTAAAACGTTTGATTGCTTTGTTATCGTACTCGCCAGTTTCTTGCATCCACCTAGCAACATCAGGTTTTAGATCCTTGTTACCGTAATTATAGTTTAGTTCGTTGAACATACCATGTTGAGCCATTTTGCGCTCTGACTCAGACCACTTTTGTTGTTGTTCTGGTGTGTACTTGGTATCT